TCCATCTCGATCTGGCTCAGGGTGAAGTCATTGACCTGCCAGCAAGTGATCTGGCTATCGGTTTTTATCCTGGTTGCTGTGACGTTGTCGCTGCCTCTTTTCTGCCAATCATCGTTCCCATTCAGGAACAGCCCGACTCTGCAGCCCCATGCCTGGCAGTCCGAAACGCTGCTGTTCTTGTTGGTATCGAGCATGATGCCCTCAGCGGCACAGTTCCGAGCTACCACGTTGCGGACAGTCTCGTTGGTCCCTGGTCCGCTTCCATTGTTCCCCAGGTATCCCCCGGCACCATGGGAGTTCTGGAACACCAGATTCTCGAATACCCCATTAGACCTTCGGGAGCCCACCAGGAGCAAAGCTTCGCCGTCGTATGGCGGCTCAGAAAGATCCTGCCTGCCACTATCTCCCTCGAATGTAATCCCTCGGATGGAGAAGCTGGAATAGCCTAGATCGAAGCCTCTCTTCCCTCGAACGAGCATCATAGCCACATGCCTGCCTTCCCGTCTCTGGCCAGGGGCAAGCTGCAGGATCGTCTGACCGACGCCTGCACCCGTGATGTGCATCCCTTTGTCGATGATCGGGATGGAGCAGTAGAAGATATTGCTGCCATCTGGATTGAGCGGGAAGGCATAGGGGGCAGAGAACACGTATCGTCCCTTGCCGATGTTCAGGCTGCCACCGTTCGGCACGGCATCGATCGCAACCTTGAATAGAGCTCTAGCATTTCCTTGGATTTTGCAGGCTGCGATCTGCCGTCCAGCTGCCTTCGCAATTGTAAGTGATCCAGATTGATAAATTTCGACGTTCGCCATTCAAGGTGCTCCTGGCCAGCATACATTGTTATCTGCAACACTGTGACCGCCGCTAACGAATACATTTGAGTATCCATCGCCCTTTGCGTGGTTGTTGTAAACCATGTTGTAATCGCTATCTGAAATCATGATGGCCTTGTTCGTGCTGCCGACAGAATTTGTTCCCAAGTTCCCTGTGATCATATTCGTATCTCCGGTAATATCAATATCAGAGTACGAATTGTCCGCCGTGTTCATGTTTTCGAACACGTTGTTGCTAATTATTCCATATTTTCCATTAAATAATATTCCATTTCCGTTGAGATATGCAAAATGGTTGTTTTCGATGGTGAGATACCGTGTACTTGCATCAATTTTTATGGCGGTTTCGATATTTCCTGGTGTTGGTACGTGCATGTGGGCTTCGAAAAAGTTTTCTGATATTTGAACATACCAGCAACCAGCAGCGATATTGATACCTGAAGTGCTATCACATACAATCTCGTTTTGTACGATTTTTACATTGTTACATGTGCCAATTAGCTTAATGGCTTGAGCACCCTTGCCATAGGTATTTACTGCACAATTTTCTATCAGGCTATCCGTGATATTATCTAGTCGGATCTGATTTAGAGTACAATCTTCAATCTTGTTCAGCCATGTGTAGGGTATGTCCGAGGTCAAACTTAGTGATCCTCGATATCCAGAATTATGAGCTGCCACCGAGGTGCATACTGCATTTACATTTCGGATTGTGCAGGAAAGTGGATCGTGTAACTCGATTAATGCGGTGGTAGGTGTCGCCGTTCCGGTGTAATATATTCGCAGATCCTCGATTACAATATCTCGGTGCAGATAATCAGTATCATCCGTCCCGACAACCACCATGACACTTGACGTGCTGATGCTGGAGTCTCCAACACCGCGCAGCTTTGTTCCGTTTACCAGCGAGCCGGTAGTGGTCGCAGAAAAATCGCCATCAACGTAGATGTTTTGATCCGGCCCAAGATCAGTGACCGCGTCAAGCACTGCACCAAAATCGAAAGGTGCTGATGTATCGCTGGCAATAATAGTGCCGTTCTGAGCATACGCAAAATAACCTCCGGCTTCTGCCCGGATCAGGGCATGATAGCCGCCCAAAGATACGTCCGCACCGTTGAACTTCAGAGTTCCAGAATCGTTGTACAAAACGCCAGTTGTCGATGCCGGGGCCGTGCCGGAGAACGTAATCCCCGCCCCCGAGGCTATCTCCAGACCAGGGCTATACTTTGCCTCAGCTCCGGCCAGAAGCAGGGCCAAGGCTACCAGAAGAAATATAGAAAATCTCATAAGAATTACCTCAGTTTTACAGTAGTGTCACACAACAGTTTCGGATGTAAGCATTGATGATGCTGGTCGCCGCCGCCGGAACCTCGACTTCCGCCAGGATCAGGCCGGGCGTGCCGCTTATGTCAGCCGGATAGGGCTCTTCCCATTTCTGCCAGGTGCTTTCGCCCACCGGCTTGACGGCCTTGGCCGTGCCTGCAAGGACAGTGATCGTGCCGGAGGCGTTCACGTAGATGATATCGATCCTGGGCTTGGTTGCATCGGCCGCGCCTATTACGACATTCGTCGTTGTTGTCTTTTCGCCGAAGGTCCCCGCAAGGACATACTTGAAGGCCCCGACATCCACGCTCATGTTGGCGCCAGCCCCCCGCTGGGATATTGCAGGCTCCTGGCCGGGGATGACAAAGTATCCCTGCAGGGCCCGGAGGATCGCCACCAGGTGGACGGCTCTGAAGGTATGATCCCTCAGAAGCGTATCGGTCATCGATGTCATCAGTTCAGCCTCCGGAGAGCTTCGATGAGGCTGGCCTGGCGGTCCTGGATGGTAGCCTTCCTGGCAACCAGATCCGGCTCCATGTGCTTGACATTCTGGAAAGATATGTCCAAATTCTGCTCAGTGTACGGAACCTGGAGGATCAATAAATCATGCATGGCCTCAGTGAGCCATATTAAGCGGTTCACTTCGGCCACCAGACCGGGGGCAAACTTCTCCAGTATGGCCGCTTTTTGCTTGTCGAGCTTCATAGATCCCTCAGGGCCTTTGCTTTCGCCTTTTCAGGAGTGAATATTGCGGGCAGGTGGATGTCCACCGTCTGGTTCAGTTTCGGATCTTTCTTGGCCATCCTCTCCCGCCTTTCGGCCTCCAGACGGCAAGCCTGGATGTGCTTTGCGGCCATTGCTTGGGTCTGGACTAGCCGGCCGCGTGAGTCGGTCAGCCGGTAGCGGACCAGCAGAATTCGTCCTTCTGCCCCCCTGGGATCCAGATCATACACGGAGAACAGAGGATACTCCCCTACCGCTTCATCTATGCCAGTGCCTTCTGATATCCAATACCGATTTTTTCCTATGTACCGGGCCGGTATTGGATCGCCAGCCGAATCGTCTCGACCCATTTTTGAAGCTACGTTATAATCGTTGATCCATTCGATCACGGCCTTGAGTTTTGCCAGAGTGATGGGAATTTCGTCTATGTTCGGCACAAATTTAGTATCTGGTAGCTTAAATTCACCCATATTTTAGCCTCACCAATGCTTATTTATTGTGCTAAAGTGCAATTATAATCATGAAATTGGCCTTGGTCGCATTGCTCTTGGTTCTGCCATGTCAGGCGATGACTCCCGAGGAGCTCCAGGCCTGGCTGGAAAGCGACCAGACCGACCTAAATGTCTATACCGATATCACTTACGATTGCCTGGCCTTCTCCGCCGCCCTGGCCATAAATGCCACGCTAGCGGGCCAAAAGGACATCTACATGGCCAACGTCCAAGCCCCCCAATATCCCGAGGGACATTGGATCAATGCCGCCCTGGTGGACGGAGAATACGTTTTTATCGAGCCTCAGGGAGACGTTCTGATGGACCTGGAAGGCGCCCATATCACGATTTTGGATGACTCCATGCAGGGCATTAAAGAACTGGACGGGAAAAATCAGATCATAGTGACAGGCAATCTTCTCGTTCCCGTCAAAGCCTAGAATGCGCTAATTACAGCATTCACGTTGATGTTTCCAGAAACCGAGCACCTCACCGGGCCCGGTCCTCCGAACTCTGTCAAAACGACTTCTATTGTATTCCTCACTCCGACAGTAACAAGGCTGCTGATATCGATGTTGTCCAGCGAGTCGCCAATGTAGAGCCCCGTTCCTCCATCGCCTGAGAAAGGAGCGCCAGGGACCCGGATGCCATTGACCAATATGTCCAATGTCAGGTAGTGGACGGAGTTTCCTGTCCCGTACTTCTTTTTCAGCCCCTCCAGGATAGTATCGGCCTCTGGATGAGCAGAAGAGCCTGCCCTGGTATTAGCAGATTTTAATTGCTCGGTATGAGACTGCGAGGAGGCCTCGTTGGTATAATGGCCGGGCATGATATGAGTGTGGGATACCGGAGAAACCCAGACCTGATTATAGGATTGTGAATGGTTGTGAGTGCTCACAGTCGAGGCACTTCCGCTGTAAGCCAGGGAGTACCCATGAGTATGGGGCGGCGATCCGCCACTCCAGGTAGTTGTCGAAGTCGTGGACAGAGACACACTGTGTCCGTGGCCGCCCGCATAGGACATTGAAGACAGGCTAGATACTACCCCATATTGTGCCCCGCTGGCTAGATCCGTCTGCTGAGGCACGCTATGGGCCGTCATCGGATTGGAAGAGGTTTGGCCGCCTCCATAGCCCCCATGAGACCCGACATTGCTATGAGATACGGTGGGCGTCCGGGAGCTAAGTATGCTGGACGTGTACCAGCCTATTTTGAGGTTCAGCAGGACCATGAACGGGAAGTTGGGGTCGATCTCCCCAGAGCCTATTGTCTTATCGCCGCTTGGCTTGATGCTGTCGTCGGTTGAGGCCAGGAGGAACTGATGAGATATGCTCTCATAGCTATCTATGTTGGTCTCCGGTATGCTCCAGCTCCAGGCGTTCTTCGTGTGGCTGCCGTAGAAGCTGGAGAGGATATTCTGGACCTCTTCGCCCGCCCTCAAGAGCTCTGAAAGCGTCCTGAGCCTCTGGCCCACCTCCAGGATCATGTCCCCGGCTGGCCGCTGCTGGACGTGCTTGATTCGCTTGTAGACAGGCTGATGTCCGGCCCGATGGACGGCTACATAGTTCCCTACGGCCTGGCTCCAGTCCTGGTCCATGGCCCGGACCTTGTAGATCGTGGGGTCCTGGCAGTCGCTGAACACCTTCTCCGTGGCCGCTTCGAGCATCGATCCGAAGAGCCCGCCCGACCGATAGACTCCTTCCCTCCAGACTCCCAGAGTCGTAAAGTCGAGTGCAGCGGAACACTGCTGAGTCATGCCCGACCCCGCCCCCTGGCCGAGGAGAGCCTGCAGCTTGCCTAGCCCATCCATCTGGTCTACTGTGACCTCAGCGTTCTTCCCTTCGATGTAGGCGGCCACCGGAGCCGAAGCGCTACCCTTTCCGACGATTGCCGAAGCATCCAGGTAGGCATGGCCGTCCTTTTCGTAGCGGATGGTCCACTCAAGCCCCCCGGCCATGATGAGGGCTTTGATGGCCGGGAAAATGGTGTTCGCCCCTACCTCATAGCAGACCGAGAAGGTCGTGGTTCCGGTGCTTATGGTCCCGAGCCGGACCAAAGTATCTTTGAAATTTGGAGCTATGATGAGATGATAGTCCGGGCTGCGATCATCAAAGCACCTTATAGCCAGGTTCGAGGCGTCTTGGTAGAATGAGCCTGCAGGAGCGGCAGGCCAGTCAATAACTTTTGTAAGAGGGGCAGCATCCTGGTACAATGTTGTTATTGGCCCGAACCTGCCACTTGACCCGCCCCCTTCAATCCAGTACCATGTACCAGAAAGCGGTTTCCACGCCCCTCTCGGGATCAGGCCGTTGGCCATAGCCAGAAGCCCGACCACTGAGCCACCCATTTCAGAGGCCAGCATGGAGTTGAGCATCGTCCCGGCGGGATAGCGATAGAACTGGCATATCCTTTCCTCGAGGAGGGCTTCGGCTGAATCCAATACCAGCCTATCATATTCTTGGCGGGACTGGTCGAGCTGTTTGATGTGGCCCAGCAGGATGATCTTGCCCCGCCTATCTACCCGGACGGTCCCCAGTGGATCCAGACCGCTGCCTTTCTCGATCTTGGCCACGAGCCGCCGGGGCTTGTCTAGGTACTCATCGAACTCAGGCCGGTCGACCAGGACCGGGCAGACGATAGAGCCGTCTGGATTAGTCACACGAATTTCAATATCGGAAGACAAGGAAACCTCTTATAGTTTCAGAACAACAGATTCCTATGCACACTCATATCTCAGAATTCCGACAGATTGAGCAACCAGAGATCACGCAGCCGACTAATATTCACCAGGGGCACGAAGTTGAATATGATGAAAAGGAGATGGTTTTCCGATTCAAAAGGCCGATCAGGTAGGATGCCACCTGGCCCTGAAGATAGCCTGAATCCGGGCCTTCGTGCTGCCAGAACCTGCTACTGTCATCGATCCTGTTTCGCCTGCCTCTATCATTGGGATCTGATCGTGCTGGCCGCTGATGTCCCTGAGGAGCTGGAACTGGACTATATCCTGGATCAGCATCGAAGATCCCGAAGGACTATAGAAGCGGACATATACGGTGCTCAACTTTTCTGTCCCCGTCAGCCAATATTCTTTTAGAACTCCGCTCACAATTTCGCTTGCAGCGATAGCAGTGTACCACGTCACCCCGTCGGTCGAGTACTGGATGAGAGGGGATCCGGTCGTGACGATCTTTGCCACCAGCCGGATGTTCTCTTTCAGGGGCAGGCCTTGGAATTTATAATAAAACCAGCATCCCGAAGGTACGCTAACCTGACTGCCCGCCAGAGAACAGCCGCTTTGTACGACGTCGTACTGCCAGTAGTTGTTGGTTTCGAAATCGTCCTCATAAGTATGGGTCAGATAGAACTTCTGGGCCCCGTCCAAAGTGAGCTCTGCGTATTCCCTCGAGAGAAGTCCTGGCCCCAGGCTCAAGATTCTCGTGCCGTCGGAGACAGTGGGGTTGGTGAGCTGGAGGCCTCCGGAATAGAATCCACCAATCTTGAAGAGGATCGGCGAATCCATGTTCCCGTAGTTGTATTTGCTGACGCCGGCCTGAGGCAGTGGGCTGGCCCCGAGGTTCACGCCCTGGTCGATTGCATGATAGAGGTACGGGTCCTCCAGCAGGCATGAAATATCCAGTGTGGCTATGCCTTTCCATAGGTCGTCCTGGCCCGGCTCGACGGAAACTTTCCTGATCCGGTGGTATCGGTCAGACCGGCCCACGTGAAGGATGAGGTTCTCGGAGTCGTTGTTGATATCCTCCTGGAAGGCTTGGCGATCTGAATCTGAGGTGAAGCCCACCGTAAACCGGCGTTCTCCGCCCTCCATGCCGTCGTCGAGAAGGTTGATCCGCCGGGTGGATTGTAGCCTCTGCCTGGAGGTCTTCAGCCCGAAGCCCTGGGCCTGGGGCAGATAGACCATTCCTGAAAGGTCTATGACACCACCCTCCGGCCCGAGCGCCCAGTAGCGGGGATCGAGGATATCCGCATTCGTTGGCGTTACGGCTGCGAAGAAGGAAGCAATATTAGCGTTCGTTTCCAGCTCTTGCATTGCGTATTCGCAGATATGTGCCCAGGTCGTAAGCTCTAATGCAATCCTGGAAGCAGCGCATGCATTCGTGAGCATCGCTTTGATTACTGGACCGCTGATGCTGGCATTGCTGATGATCTGTGTAGTGGACGGGCCGATAATAGACGCTCCGGTTAGCATTGAGATGAGCGCCGTGGTCACAATAGAAGCATTGGTAGCGAGCGCGAGGGCAATCATCTCTGAAATGCTGGCACTCGTGAGTACCGGAAGATTTTCCGTGCCGATTATAGAGGCGCTCGTGACCACCTCACGGTGACTGTAGGGGTCAATATCGGCAGTCGTGAGCATGTCTAATAGGGTGACGTTCACGATATTGGCATTGGAAAGCATCTCCAAATAGAGCCGCTCAAGGATGCTCGCGTTCGTGAGCACCTCTAAAATTGATGCATTTCCGGATCTAATGTCGATGCGACCAATGCCTATTCGGCTGGTGCCAATTATAATAAAAATACCCCCGGAGCGATGTTAGAATTATTCGATCAACTTGTGACACTGTACCGCATATATATGGTGGCAGGCACAAGCGACCCGGCCAGGCATGTAGTTCCAAGAGTCAGCTGCATGAAGACATACTTCGAAATCCTTTGTGCTAAGGATAGCGGCCCAAGGCTAGCTCCACCGCCGTTCAAGCCCACAGTTTTCATATTCAAACTCGTGTAGGTCGATAGAAAGTTTGTCTTTGCTGACACCTGATCATGGCCTGCTACTAGCTCATCCCCGGAATCGTCCTGTGTCCCGGTGGCCTGATCATAGGTATCTGTGCACTCATCCCCGATATACAGCACGGCACCAGTCCAGGCCACATACCCATTGGGATTTGGTTCGGGCACGGCTGGAATTCCGCCGCCATATATTTTCGGATCGCTGTAGATCTCTGTTAGCACGTCTGAGTACAACGCAATAGTCGCCCAATATCCGTGCTTATTTCCAGAGCTTGGCTTGGGTATTGGATGCTCGGCATTGAATTCATATGAATCTATAGTCTTGTGTTTCAGGCCAATGCTGGTGATGTCTATCCGGGTTGGACCAGCGCCAAAGTATCTAGATATGCCTACGCTCATTTATATTACACCTTCTTGAATTTATATAAGTCCATGCCATCTTCGCTCACCACTTCATAAGAAAAATTAGAAGATGCCTCAAAATCTACTTGGCCGTTCCAGCAGCAGAGCTCTGCCCGGAAGCCGTCCACCAAGGGCAGATCCGAAAGTGCAATCTTTCCAGGTTCTTCCCAGCGACCTCGCTCAAGTGCCATGATATAGCCGAGACGGGCTATCTGATTCGTCGCTATATCCTGGTGGATGTCCGTCCGGAGGAATGCTGTATAGCCGTCCGGCACATCGGCCTCCAGAATGGCCCGGACGGTGGCTGCGCTCAGGGGCTCTATCCTGATCCTCTTAGCCTGCTGAAATATCGGTTCGTGGCTGGCGTGGTCTTCGGCGGATATCCATTGGCCGGATCTGAGCTTCGCTAGCCAATAATGAGTATCAAAGTCGTGGAGAATGTTTATACCTCGGAAAACTTGAGATGCTCTTATGTGGAAACTGCTCTGTGCTATTCTTGTTACAATTCTCGTAGGCACTGCCCAGGAATCGGCTGTAACCGTGATCGGAGGATTCACCTATTATGGCGAAATTACTGATACAGAAGACGGTCTGCTAACACTGAACTGCACTGGGATATCTGAGACCATGCCCCTCGTCTATCAGCCCAAAAACACGATGGGAGGACTCGATCTCAATTATCGTGCACCTTGGATCCAAGCAATTGATCCTGTTGAGATCCAGGTTGGCACAGGAACAATTATCCAGATTATGCCAGTGCGCTTCTGATTGCATCAGCGACAATGGCCTGAATCTCCCCGGCATAGGCTGATACGGATACCTGGACGCTCATGGTCGGGTTCACCGTGATTATGTAAGTGACCAGCTGGGTCACTTCGTCCATGGCGGCCTGAGTCTCAATGCCAAGCGTCATGTCTGGCTTGGAAGATTCTATATTGGCCTCCAGATTGGATTTTGCGGTTTCGGCCGGTGAGGTGTCAGCCCCTATCTTGATCTGAGCCTCGGGCATTTCATATTGCTGGCCTACAGATACACCGCCCATGGCCCGCATAGCTGCTTGCGTTTCGGCTATGGCTGCTATCTGCTGATTCTTCCAGTCGAGGTATCCCTGACCTCCGGGCCCTATGTAGCTATCCTGGAACAGGCCATCCTGGGCTTCCTGCCACTGGCCGAACTCTGAGACGGCGCACTCGGAGCAGTCTTCCATTGCCTTTTTCAGGTTGTCATATCCAATCGCCTGGTCTTGCACGGCCTTGGTTTGGGCATTGGTCTTTTCCACGGTGTCCGATGCCTTTTTGGTCATCCCGTCCAGGATATAGATATAATCGTCAATATCGATAGCCCCGGATTTGAACATCGAGTTGATCTCATCAACCCATCCCGGCATGTAATCGGTGAGCTGAGACATGGGCTTGATATAGTTCTCATAGATCTGTTCGGTGGTGAACTGGCCGCTATCGAAAGCCTTCTTTGCGTCTTCTGCATTGTCCTTGATTGTTGGGAGGACAGTCCCCTGCCAGAATCGGTCTTGATCGACTGCCGCAGACTTCAGAGCGTTGGGATCAGCTATGAGCTCTGCCAGGGATTGGGGCACCAAGGCGGCAGCTCCTAGCAGGTTTTGTGCGAACTCTTCGCCAGCCTCCTTGCCGATCAGCGCCAGAGCGCCGGGCAGGTCACCGGCCTTTATGGCTTCGATCATGGCCAAAATAGCGTCTCCGCCGGCCTTCTCAAATTCCGCGGGGAATGTGGCCTTCAGCAATTGGAGTTCAGGCTCAAGACCCAGCAGAGTGCCCCGTTCACTCTCCGACAGGAACCCATCCGAGAAGGCGTCCTTGGACAGTTCGCCGAGCCGGTTCATTTCCGACTCCATAATTTTCGCGGAGTCTGCTACCCCCGCCACTAGTGCTGCCTGATACTTTGATATTTGCTCATCGACTAATCCCAGGAATGGTTCTGCTGCGAGGGCAGATGAGGAACTGTCCAGTATAACTTTCTTAAGATTTTCGCCGCTTTCAATTACCCCTGGTAGGCTTTCCCAATTAATTTCCTTAAGGGATTTTTCGAATTCATCGGCGATCTCCTGGGCTCCTTCATATTCTCCGGAGAAACTTGACCATCCAAGGCTCTTTATTTCGAATGTTGATTCGCTGGAAAGCTCTTTTTGCAAGTCGATCCTGGCAGCAGCGATCTCATCCCCCATCAACCTGTAATATGCCGCAGTCCCCTCTTCAGGAGCGGGTAGACCCGTGGCTGCTTCGAAAGCCTCAACTGGTGACATCGAATAATTTAAAAGTCGTCCGGTGTCGAAAGTGGCACCATCGACCTTAAACATATATTGGTAAAAATCGCCCAGGTTGTATTTGCCGATCTCCTCTTTTGCGATGAACTGAATTCTCTTGCCCAAATAATCGAATTCTCGGACGATCTGATCCTCATAAGCATCACCTGTGCCGGTTATCAGAACGCCCGACAAGCCAGCCGCTTTTAGTGCGGCTATGCCTTCCTCGTACATCTTCGCCTGAGCTAAGGATACGTCTGCAGACTGCCGGGATATAGCTCCGGCCATAGCTTCTGCATAAGCATCTCCGGCTTCCGTTCCTGCTTCGGACCCAGCTGTTTTTGCCGCAAATACCCCAGCATCCTGGCCGGCCTTGATAGCCTCTTCCCCTGCTTTCTGGAGATTCTCGTTCTCTGAGATCTCTTTTGCCATTGTTTCAGCATGTTCTGTGCCGATACCGGCCCAATTCTTGATGCCCCCCCAGATTTGGCCTTCCAGGTTGGAGGCTACGCCGCTCGGTGTATATTTCCAGAGTTCTCTCAGCGGTGCAAGAGCGTCCCATGCCTTGACTCCGATGTTATACAGCTCTTCTCCGACTCTTATCGATACTTTAACCAGATCGCTCATGAATGTCAGAGTTTCGCTTATGGCAGGAAGCATGATAGTACCGAGCTCTACCGCCGCCATGTTCAGCGTGTTCAAAAATATCTGCCACTGAGAATTTGCAGTGCTGGCTTGAGCATCGAAGGTTTTTTGGAGGCTGGTGGCCTTCTCCCACTCATCGTTGGTCAGGCCGAGGGCCTTGGCATAGTTCTCCTGCTGGCCGGCGAGCTTCAGGATAGCTGGTGCCCCTTCCGTGCCAGCAGCAGCCACAGCAGCTTGGAATCTCTCAACAGGATCTTCGATAGCTACTATCTGGTTGGCAGTCTCAATTAGAGCAGAGTTCAGATCTGTTGCTATCTTTTCCTTCAGCTCATCGACCGATACGCCCATGAGTTTAGCCCAGTTGTCCATGCCTCCTTTTTTAGAAGTTTCCGAGGTTAGCATGTTCAAAGCAGACTTAATCCCGGTTGCCGCAACCTCTGCATCCAAGCCGGTGCTAATCAGCGTGGTCCCCAACGCAGCCACTTGCTGAATGTTTTGGCCCATCGTGGCATTCAGGAAAGACGCTCTGTTGAGAAAATCAAGTACCTGGGGTTCGGTGGCGGCAAACGAATCGCCCATCGCATTGACGACAGAACCAAGCGATCGAAGGTTCTCAGTGTTCATCTCCTGACCGAAAGCATTCAGTATTTTCGCGCCCGACGTGGCCGCCTTATCCGCTGCCATCTCAAAGCCCACGCCCATCTGAGCAGCGACCTCCGTAAACCCTGCCAGCTCTTCTTTTGCGATTCCGAGAGATCCACCTGCTTGGGCTATAGAGGCTAATTCGCTTGCGGCTATCGGCATATTGGCGGATAAGTCGAGCAATTCTTTGGAGAGGGCGGCCAGCTCCGGGCCAGCCATGCCGGTGGTTTTTGCGACCCCTGTCATGGATGTTTGCCACGAGGCCGCGGCTTGAACTGACGCGGCAAGAGCGGTGCCCAAGGCCATTGCGGCGGCTGCCGCTATCGTCATGGGGTTGGCCAGGGTGCCCAGTACAGTGCCAAGGCTGCCCAGCCCGGCGGTCGCGGCGTTCGTCCGGAACCCCAGGTCGTTCAGGTGGCCATTGATGCCCTGCATACCGGAAGCGAAACCCGAACCATCGAGGGTTGCCCTGAATGCCAAATCGGTATCAGATGACACAGAAAACTCCAAATATGATAAGCGTTAATCTATTGACAATGACTGAATTAGATGAAGAAGTGAAGGCACAAGTCCGGGCAGCACTCGATGAGGGAGATATCGACCAGATTCATAGCATCCTCGATGCCTTGGAAGAGGCCGAACACCCGGAGATGGTGAAGGTCGAGTTCACCAGGTCGCAGTACGCAGACCTGGAGTTTGCTCGCAAGAACTTGGGGCAGCAGGATATTGCCGCCGTTCTCAGGATTATGGTGGACGGCTTCATGCCTGGCTACAAAAAGGCCCAGCGCACGGCCCGAAAAGCTCAGGCCTGACTTTCTTTTTCGGCCTCTTCGACCTCTGCCCAAAAATCGTCTTCGGAATGATAACGCTCCATCCCGGGATGATCTCTATTCTCTTTAGCCGTCTTCGTGGCTTTCTCTTGGGCCTCATTCTCGGCCTGGATCAGCCTGTTCAAGATATGATGATCCACCAGGATACGGCGGTCAGGAGAGAGGGAATCAAAAAAATCCTGGGATACCCGGCCATATTCAAGTGCTTGCTGGAGAGGCGTCTTTCCGAATGCCTTTCCTATTCTTCCTATCATGAGGAAGATCTTCGTATTCGCTATCGGGTGAATCGTCGCTTGCTCCGGGAAAGCATAATTCCTGCAGACGCCGGAACTCACCAGGAGAGATCAGTGATAGACGGATACCGTTCTTGGGGATGTCGGTTTTGCCGTCCATGTCGTTGACGATCTGTACATTCTTCAGGGCCAGACCGTTGAGCTTTGGCAATATTTCCCGGACCCATTTTTTGAAATCAAACTTGGGCTTCCTGGTTCCGGGTGGGGTGATCGGTGTGCCGTCGTCGAACTCCAAGGATGATGCGATGCTCTGGGGAAGGTATCTCACTTTTACCCTGGCACCGTTGATCAGGTTGAGGATAGTGACCTCTTCCCTCACTGGCTGGCTCATCGCTTCAGCCAGGGCTTCTATATTCTCATCTGGATCTATGATGTCGTTTGGAATTTTATCATCTCCTTATTATAAACATTGGTTTGGACTAAAAAGGTAAGGCTAAACAGCCATGAAATGTGTGTGCGCCATGACTGTCACGATCCCCGATCCATTGTTTCCTGTCTTGAAACTGATTCTGAACCGATCGGCCATGTACAGGTCGGCCAGGATTATGGATCGGATATCGGATGCGGTGCTCGTTGGATTGCCCGAGCCGTCCGTGGCCACGTTGATAACGAGATCATACAGGATCTCGCTCCACGAGAATGACAGGGGCGTATTGTTCCCGGCCACGACGTACTCTAATGATGGGAGCACGTCCGGTAGGCCGCACTCCCACAGAAGATCGTTATCAGAGCCCGCCAGATCTGTCTCCAGCTGGCTCTCGCCCCAGGCCTTTCAGGAATATGTGGTGCTCTTGGTGTTCCTGAGAGTCACCGATGGCTTCGCATCAGTGAGCCCCCCCTCGAAGAAGCCTTTGACCGTGGCCTTCTCGAAGTCGGTCGAGTCGATCGAGTTCACGTCGTCTATGACGTTTGAAAGGCTCGTGAACTCGATCATCCTCTGATAATGGGTGAACCCATACCAAGAATTATTGAGCGTCTGGCCGGTGGTTGCGCTGAATGTAATTGTCACACCATCGGACAGGGTTTGGGCCGAACCTGTGACCGTGACTTCCGTAGACCAAGGCCCGCCGTTCTTCCGCCATTTGAATTTGTCTGTGGCTCCTGCTGTGGTACACATCGCCTCAAACTCCGCCGGGTCGGTGCCGCTGTATGTCCCTCCCCAAGTGGCTGTGACTGTGCCACCATTGGCCTGGTGAGCATACCCCCAGATAGCGGATGAACCTATCGCAGATCCAAAGCACCTGAGCCTGAGCTTTGTGGCACTCTGCACGTCCTGTTGAGCGGTTGCTGTGGGTATTGTGTTTCCGCCTTGCCTCCACCTCTTGCGCTCTATGCCATCGGTATCTATGAAGTCAATCTGCCAATCAGTGTCTCTTTCTCCCTTCACGCAAAGGCGAGGAGATGCGGAACCGGCCGGAACTGGTGCTTTTCCAGGTGCACCGAATGCCGGGTTCTCCTTTGTGGTGACTGCAAACTTTTCCCAGTACTGGGATATATTGCTCTGGGGTTCGCCGTACTCCAGGATAGACTGGGCGGCTGGGATCATATTGGGCTTCTGGGTTGTAACGTTGATGTATGTTGCAGATCCGAAGGTGCCTGAACTCTGCATGTCAGTTCCTACACAATCGAACGTCCAGAGCACAGAGTTGGCTTCCTTGTCAACCTCCAGCTTCCAGGTATCGACGAGGACCATCCTGATACTCTGAGGGTCCAGTGGGTCCCAGCACCAAAGCGTGAAGCTCTTGATCATGTCATTTGCCGTGAAGACGTGATCATATGCTCCACTCGTGCCATACTGGCTTGAGGGTGTATCGGTGCCCAGAGCAGCCAGGAGGAGCTCGCCAAGGCCATTATCTTCTATAATAGCCAACATGGGTATGCTGACCTTGAAGCTCTCCGGGCCTCGTGTGCCCAGAACAGGGTCTCTCATCCCGGTAACTCTTCTTTTCTCGGTGCTTTTCGTGGACTGTGGGGAGATTGATCCGCCCGGAATTATGTACACGGTCGGAGCTGATGCCCGAACCCCCGCAGCCTCGAATGCTAACGCTAACCTCTTAGAGGTAATCGATTGTGGTCCTTCTGCCATAACTACACATCCAAATATGTTATTCCAGTCGTCCCCACTCGCTGAATCCAGTTTGCCGGAACTAAATCATCATTGAGCGGGTAAAAATCGAGCTTTCCAACTGCGAAATTGTACGCTATGTTATTCATTGTCTTCATGACGCTGCCTTTCAGCAGTCGTTTTACGACAGCTTCGATTGATGCGGCATAAACATCATCATCTGAGATACTGATGATTACAATCTCGATCCGATCATCATACTTACTAATACCATGGTAGGCACATCCTGGCAGGGGCTGGTCCTGGCTGAGGATGTTCCTCACGCCCACGCAGGCCTGATTGGATCCACCCAGATACGAATCGGCCTTAGAGCGTCGGAATCCAGGTATAATCTGACCATCCACCAGAGCATTCATGATGTCGTCGTCGCTGAGGACCTGGGCGATAATGGCGACGTAGTCGGAGAAGTTGGACATTAGAAGCCGCCCATTATTGCGAACTCGGTAGCCATAGATTCACCAAAACCCCGACTATCCGAACTGCCCATAGATACATTCCTAGATATGGCACCGTGCATCATTTTCTGCCATAGGTCGGTCATGGCCGGTTTAGCCTTGTACCATCCTATTTCGATGGGGTGCCTCGTCCTTTCCTGCAGCGCCCCATAATTGTAGCCATTGGCCGAAAAAGCCCCTTTGCTGCCCACCCAAAGCTCCCATTTGAAGGAAGACATCTGGCTCACTTCGGAATGGACGGAGTCTCGCCAGTTTCCGGTTTTCACAGCACATAGGGGATGGATCTCGTTTGTAGCCAAGACGCCCATCTGGCGAGCTACTTTGGGGATGTTCTTGAGCTTGTCCTGGCGCTTCTTAAGTCCATCTTGGACTTCTCGGAGGTTCACAAACTCGATTTTAGCCATGCTTTGCCCCCCATTTCAAGTGATCTTTGTCAATGAAATACAGATTGTAGCACCTGCAGTTGGGATCTGATGGCCACATGAGGCCGTTACTGAAAGATTCGTAGAGCTTCCTAACCTCGTACCAGACCGCCCTGTGGGACGGCCGAGGCCATTTGGATAGAGGCGTGCACATCCACTGTTTGAATTCGCAATCTGCTAGCTCTGCGAAGTTGTACCCCCCCGCCTGTGCCTCAGTATGCGTCTCTGTTCGCTTGATTCTCTCCAGTCTAGCCGGGCTGCAGGAATACGAGGACGCATATTTCTTGGCAAAGTCTTTGGGATTGAGATTGAAATCGTACTGGATCCGCTCCCTGAGGCTGTCTATGTCCGTCTGAGTCAGGTTCTTCACAAGCTGGAGGCCGTGCTTCTCGAAATGCTCCTGGGCCCCTTCGTTCCAATCGTACTTCGAGAAAGGGATATTGAGCTGCATAGCGACTTCACGCGCTCCGGCCTTGAACTCTCGGAGAGAGTACTCATCCAAGACGATCCTGCTTATGGCCTGGTTCTTCTTTCCCGAGGCCTGCAGGACTTGGCGGTAGACTCGGCCACCGGGATTGAGGCCTATCTGGGCTATCATCTCCCTCTTGGTAGAATCTCTCGGAAGGTCGAAATAGCCAGCCTGGTCGAGGAGGCGGACGATTTCGGGCGCCCAGTCCCTGAGAAGCTGCAGGATCTCTTCGTCCGGGGTCATTTCAAGAACAGCCGCCTGAATATTTCGGTTCCAGTCGGGCCGACAAAACAGCTTATCTGGCCTATGATGTAATCGATACCATCAAACCGGAACATACCACCGATACTGCAATTGCTATCTGTCGTATCGGCTATGGCCTGGCTCAGAGTCCATGCGCCGGATGCGTCCACGAAAGCCTTTTGGGAGTTCATGAACCGGCATCTAATGGCCGTTGCCGTCTCTTTTAGGATTGGAGCTCCACCCGAATTCAGAGCCTCAACCAGCACATTACAATCCAGGCCGGTACAGGCGATCACCGGGAGAGCTGATAGGCTCGTGGTGGTGGTCTTCTTCCCGACTGCCGTGAAGGTCAGCGTCTCAGAGCCTACTGTAATCGATCCGGCGCAATCGGTGTGGCCTGTGGCTACGGATACGGTCACAGCGCACCGGAAGGGCACGGACGGCAGGCCATCTCCATTCAATGTGCCCACGCCAGATGATAGACCGTTGTAGATCCTCCAGTTGGCCCGATCTACCCGGGAAGCGTCCTGGCGGATGCCTATGACCATGTTGCCTCGATCGCCCCGGATATGTAGCCTTTCAGGAAATCGAATGCATCTGAGCTCAATAAGCCCTTGTGCTTTGCTTTTCCGGAAGAACCAAACGTCTCTGAATAGCCGCCCCCGAGAGTGTAGCTCTTAACCCCCTGGTTTTGGAGGGTCTCGCGTTCCTGGCCTTCAGTATCCGCATGATGCAGGTATATTGCCAGGGACTCCTCACAGCAGGCATCGAGCACTTCCTGTGGCACTTCGGGCAGCAGCGTATTGACGTTCCAGCCGTAGCACATCCCGTCTATCCAGCGAGGAAACTGACGATCCTGCTGCAGGCCCATGATCGGAGAGACGGTCACAAAATCATAATATGTCCGCCCCTTGAGCGGCAGATTATCGATTATTTTTGTAGCCCTCTGTAGGTACCAGGCCAGAGAGGAGAGGGCGAGGAAAGCGGTAGCCCTGGGGTCACCGGCGAAGTATGCCCGCGCCTCTTCTTCCGTGGCTATATAGCTGCCGGATACTGGTGTTTCTGTCATGTGTTACCCCAGTCGTTCTTTTCTCTTTCGTCCATGAAGGAAACTATGACATCCGGGTAGCCCTGCGATTCGTCTATCCTGATCTCTCCGACCCATCCTTGCTCGTCCATCAGGTCAAAAATTTTGAGCCTCATCATTTCCCCACAAAATGAAGATATGCCATGACAATAGCGAACGATGCGAACATAGTTACCGGCTGGTTCACAATCCGCCATATGGCGGTTAAGGTCGTTACTTTCGCGTCGCTCTTGATACTACAATCTCGTAGATTGCTCACCTGTTCCTGGATGGCTATTAGGCGTTCTTTAATTTCTGGTAGAGTTGATGCATATATCTTCAGGGTAGAGACTTCGCTCCATATCTGGCTGATATCCGATTCATGCCGCTTGCTGTCTGATTCTAGCACGCATACTCGGGCGTGTAAGACCGCAGGATCGCAATCGTCGGCCATCCAGCCTCATTTTGGGAGAATGCTCTGGATCTTCTCAGAAGTCCACAATACCCGCACCATCGCCATAACGGCGATTCCCGTGGCAAATATCTGTTCAGGTGTGAGAGGAAAATCGATGCCTGTAGACTTTCCGAGAAGTACCAATGCATAGCTTATGATGGCGATAGCCACCTCTTTAGATCCAATTACGCTTTCTGCCATTTATATCACCTTTCCAAGCTTTTTATATTTGTTTGAATCCAGGGACCGGACGCCGCCGCCCATGCCCTTCCACCAGAGTCGCATCATGAGGACCAGGGCTATGGGATCTGTCCCGTACTGCTCCTCCCATTCGGCCACTGTCATGAGCTGCTTTGGGCTGGCCGGGGAAGCGACCAGTATCCCTCTTCCGCCGTGCGCCTCCTGCAGGAAGTCGATCGTGAGCTGGTCCTTCACGAAGCCTATGATCTTTTCATCAGCGATTTTGCCGCTATATGGGACTTCTTTAGGGCCATCCTCGGTATCGACGATCAGCGATTTTATCAGGTCGCTGAAGCCTATGAAGGGGCTGGCAAACCTAATCTGGCTTGGCTTTGCGTTTACCTCATCAGGAAAACAGCATATGCCATCCACCATCAGGTAGTCTTCCTCGGTTTCAATTTCATCTTCTGGCAAAATAATCACCTATCTATCGTTTGGAATGCCATGGGCGCGTAGCTGCCGTTCCAGCTCCCAATGACACTTTGGCTCACGTAAGCCAGCCAGGATGAGCCGGGCACAAGCACTGGAGCATCCCGGTATACGTTGTCCCCTGTCCGAAGCCTTCCCAGGTCCGGATGGTCCCAGGACTGCTTGATTGTGATTTTGGACTCATCAATAACATTTCGAGAGTGTAGAGACTTCTCCCGGACAATATCAATCGGAAGATCCTGAGAAAAGGATGGAGCGCTCAAAAAGATGAGCAGCGCCCCAATCACATGCAGGGCAGCCAGTCTACGCTGATAGCACCGCATGTGGAATTGCCCCAGAGCTGGACAAACTTCTCGACCGCAAATACTCCAGTCAGGTCCTCGACGGATCTGCCGTACTCAGCGTGGCGGCCCTTGAGCAGCCTGTTGGGCTCGGGGTCCCTGGAGATCCAGCCTATGTGGGCAACGCCAATGACATTGCTGTTGATGTTGGCCTCAAGAACCCCCGTGCAGCAGTTCTCGACACAAGAGTTGTCATAGCCCCTGGTCTTGACCTCGGTGGTCCTCTGCAGGTGCTCAGCGTGGCTGTACATCTCAGTCAGCACGGCGCCGATCCTGTAGTTCTGGACGCAAAGCTTGTCCACCCATTTGGCGTCGTACTGGCCGGTCTGATAAGATATGGGCATGTACTCGAACTCAGCGTCCTTGGTGTAGTTGATGTAGTCCATGGCACAGACATTGGGATAGGTGCAAGGCATTTTCGAGCCGGTGCTGTTCATCTGTCTCTCGGCCTCCAGCTCCGTCCGCAACAGGACCACGTTTCCCGATCCGGCCACATGCTCGACCAGCTTCTGGCCGGTGAAGCCTACCTGGGTCTGGACGATCTTCTCCTGCTCCAGGTAGCCCACGCCCTTGACCGAATTCTTTTCGTACATGTAGTTGGCTGCGCCTGCCTGACCAGACCAGCAGAGTAGAGCCAATAAAACCATCACAATGGCAAATATCTCTTTCATTTTCTATACCTCTTTAAATCTGTAATAAGAAGGGGGGTTTTCCCGCAGAAGGGCGCTGACCCAAGACCGGGAAAACTATTATTCTTTCCTTATTATAGTAACCCTACGTAGTGGCTTTTCAGCTAGGACTTCATCGCATATCGATCTAATTATAGAGAACGTCCTCCCGGTTCCCTCCCACGCACCACCCCCGGAACATGGCCCGCCAATCCACATCGGTTACTCTCATGAGATCATGCCTTTTCGATTAATTCCAGTTTCACATCCGCCAGAGCAACCAGCTCCGTTTTGTCCGCAAATCCGGCTCGCTTCCAGGCCGGCAGGGGGTTGTCAATTTCCACGAGCTTCGGTGATTTCTCCGTGCCCTGGTCGACGGTGGTCTTGCTGTCGTCTGTCTCCGCAAGCCGGGCCAGATCGGCCTTTGCTTTCTCGGCGTGTTCCGGCATGGCCAACAGATTCTCGTAATCCCGCTTGGTGAGCGGGCCTTTGGGGTATCCTCTCATCGTGTCACCTCATGAAAACGTGTAGTGCCTATTTATTTTCTTTATAATTGATAGAAATGGCAGATGCGATTCATATTTCTTCAGCTGGTTCATCAGCACGATCGAGCCTGTAAAAGTGATGTGCTGCTTGCCTTCAAGCTCGAAGTGAATCGTGAGATATTGTGTGCCTTTCTTCTGGTGGCTGTCCTTGATTTTATATCCAGTAACCAGGATTTCTTTGTTCAGGACCTCGTCGAGCCGGAGCTTCTCTCCTTCGAATGTTTCTTCGTCGGCGAAGTCTCCGAACCGCTCAGGCATTGGCAAGCCCCAGAGATTGCTTGAAGTTGTGGCTATTCGCCCACATGAGCCAGCCCTCTGTCGAGGCCATCGAAGATCGATATTGATCTGGCGTGATTTCGCCTCTGGCAAGCTGGCCGGGAAGAGATCTCATCCTGCGCTTAATCCGCTTGGCTGTGGACTTCCGGACAAGGATGTGGTCAGGAAAATGGCGGTATCCCAAGAAATCTATGCCCTGGCGAACTGGAAATATGTCATTCTTGCTGAGGGTCAGAGAGAGCCATTCTGCCAGGAAACGCTCTATCTCTTCTGCCATTTGGTGAAGGAATCTCTTGTCCTGGTGGAGCAGAATGAAGTCATCGCAATACCGGATATAGTGCCTGATTTTCATTTCGTGCTTCAGGAACAGGTCTAACTCGTTCATGTAGAGGTTGCCCAGCCATTGGCTTGTGTAGTTCCCGATGGGCACGTTCTTGCCTCCTGGAATGCTGTAGATGATGTCCTCCAGCAGCCAGAGAGTGTCTGAGCACTTGATTTTTCTCCGGACGATCCCAAAGAGGATGTCGTGGTCTATCGATGGATAGAACTTCGAGATGTCCATTTTCAGGCAATAAGCGCCGGGTCCTGCCGCTCTTATGAAGTCCATGGTTCTTCGACTTGCGGCATGAATCCCCTTTCCGGTCCGGCAAGCATACGAGTCATGGATGAACAGGCCGCTCCAAACTGGCTCAAGGACGTTCATCAAGGCATGTTGGACCACTCTGTCAGGATTGAAAGGCAGCTTATAGATGATCCTCTGCTTCGGCTCGTAGATCATCTTCTCCGTGTACGGAGATGTGGTGAAGGTCTTTTCAATCAGAGCGTCCCTGATATTGAAAATGTTCTCATCCAGATCATCATCGAACCGGCTGATAGTATTCTGCCAGCACTTACCTTTTCGGGCCTTTCGGTAAGCCAGATAGATATTATCTAGCTCAATTATCTTCTCAAAAAGGTCACCGTGACGTTTCATATTGATTTTTGAGATAGGCAACGTTCCCACCGGGTACTAGTTGCCTATCTCCTCCGTTGCGTGTTTTGCCTATTCTGAGACAAGGTTAGCGAGTCCAGCCAGGAGTTAGCGTTCCGCGCCCTGGATCCGTGCTGAACTGGCTGCTGAGATTCGTATTCGAATTCCACTGCCAATAATTCGCATTCTGATACTGCGAACCTGCATTAGCTGCATTCGTCCAATTCCCGCCCGCACACAGCTTAACTCGCCCAACCTGTAACAGATGTTGTTACCATAACTCTCGACTTCCGACTAGGCGGGCTCCGCGCCGAACCGGCTGCCGAGATTCGTATACGAAAACCACCGCCAATAAGACGCATTCCGAGACCGCGAACCCGCAAGAGCCGCATTCGGCCAATACCCGCCCGCACACAGCTTTACATCGCCGTAAGTTCCTTGCTTGTAGATGCTGCCCCTCGCTCCTGGCAGATCGTAATAGCCGAGTGCCGGGGCGACATCGCCAGATGGATTGCCCGAGGTCACCGTTTCCGGATCGCCAGACACCACGACCTGGTGAGTATGGTTCGCGGCTCCATCGAACCGATAGCTCTGAGTCCTGAGCCATTGATTCATTGCGCCGCAGCAGTCCTCGCAGCCTATGTTGCTGACCATCCGTCTGCCCGCAGTGTCGAGATGGCCGCCGGTAGTGACCGGATCGGCTGATCCGGCGATGTTCGTCTCCTCGTTGGAGCCAGCTGCAATGGCCTGGAATTCGTCGTCCTCCAGCATCCGGCAGCCTATGGCCGCGAAGTCGTCCACGAAACTCATCCAGTCTCGTGTATCTGAGATCGTGGCCCCATTGGCGGAAGCCGTGCTCGATCTGGTACCCGATGCCAGATAGAGGGCGACCCATATCTTGGGGCCTGCCAAGCTGTCGAAATCGGTCTTCCCAGCCCAGACCATTCCAGCCTGGGCACCAGATGACCTATGCGATAGATCCCAGCAAGACCTGGGAATGATGTCCCCGGCCAGGTAGCCGGATAGGGCATGGCCGGAGATCGTGCCCACATCGGCACATTCGCAGTGGAAGCCGCCGATCTTGCGGCTATTATCTGCAGTGTAGCCTGCAGGATACGTGGTGGCAACACTGAGGATGATTACAGGCACATACCCGCTCCCAGGGACACAGGCATAGATATAGAAGTCCTTGCCGGCACGGTTGGCCGGAGTGGCGTACTGCGAATCGTCCCAGTTTGCTGCCGTGTCCAGATCAAGCTCGACGGCGGCGGCCAGCTCGTAGGAGTGGTTCCCAGCTCCACCGATATTCACGATCAGGTGGCTAGGGGATACGAGCGTCCTCCGGTCAGCTGCCACGCCACCGCCCTTGTTCTTCCACATTCTATTGCGATTGTAATACGCATCTTGCCTCCCTGGGAGGCGGTTTAGGAACGTCATAAAATCACCATCTTCAGATTCGTTGTAATATTCGGCCCAAGCCGATTCGTCTGCTTCATCGCAATCAGGCAGCCCCAGAACAAGATCGACACTGAACCTTTTTTGGCATATAGGACAATCACAAGTCGAAGTATCTTCGCCCGGATCGACATCATAAGGCAGTGTATGCCCATTGGGGCAGACGACATCTGCCCCCACCAGGATACTTGCCCCAAAAATAATTCCGCACACTGGGCAATGATAAGATCCGGTCGCCATCTATACCTCAGACCGTGTCTAGTTCCTCTGCAATAATCTCTAGAAGAGCCGTCATGTCATCGACCTTGGACTGCATCACGGCATCACCGCTGATGTTCTGGTTCTTGATCGCCTTGAGCAACGATATCATGCTGCGTGCCTCGGTAGTCTCCGGCTCGGTAATCGATGCGGGAGCGTCTGTTTCCCCGAAGACGGACATTGGAACCTCCTATACTACAAACCAGACTTTTGTGACCTTTCCAGCAGGCGCGCCAGAAGTATCGATAGTATTCTGAGCCAGCACAGTAGACGATACCGTGACCGCTGGTGCCGTGCCCTCCTTAGTATTATCGAGTGCCGCCAGCAGCACTGTGTTGGTGGCCAGCTTGGTGTTTAGACCGAGCTTGTCAGACACGCCGATATCTGCCGTCCTTGTCGTCCCGGTGGTCGTGGCATCGATCCTAGTGACGTTCTTGAATGCCTTGGTGGTGGTCTGGGCGGTGGAGGATGCTGAGAAGGTCAGGTTTTCGGTGATCACCGCGCCAGATATGTCCAAGCCAGTGAATTTGATCGCAGTAGTGACGACATCGGAGGGGGTTACAATGATGCATCTGGGCACGTCGGGGTCGGCCAGGAAATTTGAAGATCCGACTCCGGTAGAATTGATGAGTAGTTTGGTAGTTGAGTTCAGCGAGACGTCGTTGCAGATCTGGTCTACATCGCTGGTTTCGGCTGCGGGGATGGTCTGGATGGAAACCAGGCCTTCAATATTGTTCGCCTCAGTGTCCGTCTGCAGGAGAGTTCCCTGGTCAATCTTCTTGGGGTACCAATCGGCACTAGCCATGGCCGCCAGCAATAGGCAGATGGTAAAAAGGATGAGACATTTCCTCATCCTAAGCCTCCGGAAGGAGAGCTGCGAAGGGATACCTATTTGCCGTGCCCTTGATGTCCGCGGGGATCGGGCAGCACCACCCGAGACGACAGGTGGCCTTCAGGAGGACGACTTCCTGCTGGAAGGAATTGAGCTTGATTGCTCCGGCAGCGTCGGTCACCACGGCCGTATCACTCATGCTGAGCTGGATATCTTGCCTCCATGCATAGAAGGCTTTCTTCCAGTTGCCGGCAATCATGAGAGCTACGGTGGGATCGAGACAGTCGTTCTCGGGAAAGTCTACATTCACACCAGCCAGCGAATAGCTAGGGGCGACCTGCCCGGCTTGGGATGACCACAAGGGGATTCCGTCGGTGGACCTTACCCCCCGCATTCCGGCCTTCATGCTGAGATCAGCAACGATGCCGTCTACATTGTATCGCTTGCCTTCTACCAGGCTGAAGAGGCCTCCTTCTCCCAGGATCTCGTCATAGTAATCCTTCATGGTCGCGGTAGCCTTGTGGGTGACCGTGAGGCTCTTGGAGGCTACATCGGTCATGATGGCATTGGGGAAAGCCGTGGGCTTTGCTGTTCCGTGAATGACGGCCTGATCGAACTTGCGAGCAATGGATTCGCCTAGTCTCGGCTTGATCTCTCCCCACAGGTCATATCCTTCAGCAAGATCTGCGATAGTGTCCTTCGGGATCGGCACCACAACGCCCATTTTTGCCGCGGTGATAGTGGCGTTAGTCCACTGTTGGGTTGCGGTCTCCAGGAGCCCGCCTGCGGCCTCCGGGCTGGTGCCGTCTCCCGCCTCGGTATCTACCCAATAGGCTTCCGGGAACAGAGACATGACGGGCCTGCTCTCGGTCTTGGTGCTCATGTTCGGTTCTTTTCTCATGAGGCGCATGCATATAGATTGTGAGACGGCCTCCTGGATCACGCCAGGCACGTACTTGGTCTGGATGAATCCGTTGGTTGTCAGCCCGGATCGGGCCAAAATTTCGTCGTAAGTTCCCATAAAATCATCTTCCAGATGATTCGCCCATGCCAGCGAGGGCACGCAGGGCGGCGTTCATCTCATCGTTTTCTGTCGCCGGTGTTCCGGGCGTCAGTGGCGGCACGGGATTGCCCGCGTTATGCTTGATCCCCAGCTTCTTTCGCAAGGCTTCAGCATGTGCTTTCAAGCTCGCTTCATCAGTGCCTTTCAGCTCCTCGATCCAGTCCGCAGGGAGGCCAGCTTCTTTGCCAACCTTCTGCCGGAGGTCTCCAATCTCGTAGCTTGAGAGCTTGGTCTTGAGTCCCTGGATCTCCTGTTGGACAGTTCCGAGGGAGTTCTCCAGTGCTGCGGCCCTCTGCAGAGCGCTATCAAGCTCTGTCTTAGGCACATAGTTTGCCAGCTTGCGATTCAATGCGGCCTGGTACTGCTGCTCGGTCTGGAAGACCTTGTAGGGACCAGCACCGCCTCCGTTGGGGTCCTTGGTAGGATCTGCCTCGGGAGTCTTCTTAGTGGGATCTTCTGTCATCGTAGGAAAGTGCGGGGCCTGGTCGGCGCTGCGCACTGTGAAAATGATATTTTATTCATGTTGACATATTATTTAACAAAGGTTTTTTATATTGTAGCAATGACATACATATATGGAAAAATCAGATGTGTTCGATTTGGTGAAAGGAGCAACTCGGCTCCCACGTGGTGTGATTTGTGTAAATTTGCCAGACGAATTAACTGGAAAACCGACAAGAACTTTAATTCTGCCGAATGGGCACACGGCAATCGTCCCGTTTTATACGAGCATGGAAGATGTTATGAAGTGCCTTGAAAATTTGGACCCGATTTGATTACTTTTTAGGTCTCTTTTTCTTGGTTTTGCGGGCCATCACATCACCTGCCCGGCGGCATCCTGCGCTATCTGGTTCGCTTCATCCTCTGAATAGCCCGCCTCTTCCAGAATGGCCTTTGTGGACCAGCCAGCAGCGCGCTTGTTCATGGCGATCTGAGTCTCTTCCAGCTCATCATCAGGCAGGCCATCTTTCCAGGTTATCTGGATGTCCTTGAGCAGAACCGCGCCAGGTACCTTATTCTTAACATCCAATACCGAAATAGCTTCGAGTATCTGCTTGAAAGCTGGATCGAATGGTAGCTTGCACCGTTCGCTTTTCTTGAGAGGCCTCTGATACGCACGTCTTAGGGCCGCACCAGATGGGGCGGTTCCCAGCGACTCCGGGAAGAAAATGGCTTTGCATGTCTCAGATACGAGGAACAGGGCGTCAAATGCCTTGTCAATCAGAGTAAAAGATGAAACGAGCTGCCCGTCCCAGGTGATGTACTGAGGGACCATCTTGTCGTCTTCCGACATTGGGAAGATGCGGCGCTTGGCATTGTACTTGCGTTCGCCCGTGACGGGATCTTTCGGGCCAAGAGCATCTTCAGGAACCGCAAAAGCGGGCTCGCTGTGGGCGTCCAGGGTGCGGCCCGAGCGAGTGAAGGTAATTTCCAGCCTCTTCACTATCGGGTCGATGTCCTGGTAATCATCGGTTCCAAATATGTCATCTGAAGTGATGGCATTCAGGAACGTGAAGACGAGGGGCTTATCGTAGCCGGTTTCGATCTCTTGGATATCGAACGGATCTGAATTGATTTTGCCTTCAGAGAGAAAGAACTTGCTGCTCTGGATGAATCCAGCGCTGTGGATCTCCACGTTGAGGACTTTCTGATCCTGTGACCAAGCGATGATGTGCCCCAGGGCGTCGCCGTCTGGTCCTACCACCGGCCACCAGTTCTTAGGGGCCACGATCTGAAGTTTCGCAGGCTGCCCCTCTTCAGCGTAGACCTTCGCCACGCCAACCCCATACCGGCTCATGTCGATCCTGGCGGCGTAGGCCTTCAGCCACAGAGAGAGACGAGGGATGAGCGAGTCTAGGTAGGTTTGCTCTGCAGGGACTATGACATTCCCGGAGGAGTCCCTGGGCTCGGGCCCTGCTTTCATCGTGGGCTTCTCGGTGAGGAGGAGATCGGCCCACAGTGTGGAGAGCTGCTTGTGGAAGTTCAGGATGAAAATAACTTTGTTAAAATCTTTTTCTCTGTCAGCGTACAGGTTTCGCAGCACCGTGTAGACCTCATCGTGCTTGCGTTTCCAGAGCTTCAGATTCTCCTCATAGATGGTGAGGCGCTTGCCTGGGCCTACGTCTTCCTCGGGCGGCCAGGGCTTGCCACGCAGGAAGTGTGTCTGCAGATTGTCAGGAGTTATCATATGAGTCCCATTTGTCTAAGCTCTTTTGCGGCCCTTCTCGCACCATAGCGAATGTCATCACATTTGTGGTCAGGCGAACCCGATCCGCCTTTGACATACATGTCAATGCCCCGCTCCTGCGCCTTCGGATCCCACAGAAGATTATTCATGCCCCAGATAGCTTTAGGACAGTTCTTTTGATAGATTTTGCATCGCCCTAAGCTGAAAATCGTTGTGACATCCTCGATGCCTGGCATGATGCTATTGTCTGCGCCTGTTACAGAGGAGAGCTGAGGAAATTTGCTGCCTTTGCATTCCTTGATAAATCCGGGCTCCTCTGGGGGGACTAGAATTTTATTTGGAAATATGAGTTTGCCTCGCCAGTGTGTGAGCCTGTCCAGATCCTGGATATACTCGGCGTTTGATTTCTGGCGTTTCTCTTCCTTCGAGTCCCAGTAGAATTCTTTGAGGATATACCAAACTCCACCCGACAGGCCCCATAGAGTTGCGCTGAATGGATTGGAGTAGCCATAATCGAGGCTGACTATGAATTGAATGAAATTTTGAGGAACTTGATCAACCACAAAGCCTTTCGAGAGATCTTCTTCAAAGAAGCTATAAACCCTGCCTTCTGCAGCCGCCCTCAGCCCGAGCACATATCGCTTATGGAGGACCGACCCCACCGGCCATTGGCTCTTGATCCTCGCTTTGGCTTCTTCCGATAACGCCGGGTTATCGTCCATCATCATGTGGAGGAATAGGAGCTTTCCGGCGTCCCTTAGAGGATCGAGGATTTCGACGTACAGAGGGTGGGTGGGTGTTTC